CCCGGACGACCTGAAGTAGCTGTCACGGCTCCCCGCGACGGTGGGCGCACAAGCGCCCAAGGAGCGGGGAGCGAACCGTGGTTATCGCATGCTGGATCTTGATCTCGTGGCACCTGCTGAGCACCGTGCTCATGCCGTCGTCTGTTGGAAAGCAGAGGCGGCCCATGACCAGCGGGCAGGCCGCCATGGGCACCGTCATCAACCTGGCCTTCATCGCCGTGCTGGTCCTCATCGCGACCGGGCGGCTGCGATGACCGGCAACGTGATCCGGGTCGAAGCCGGGGAGTCGCCAGCATCCGGCGGGAAGATCGTCCACCTGGCGTCAGTTGGCGAGGACGGATGCACCCTCTATGCGTCGCCGCGAGATTCCGACCTGAACTATGGCGTGGACATCCACTTCGATGCCTCCCCGGAGGCTGGGCAGCGACTTCTTGAGGTTCTGCGTCGCGCCTTGGGATCGTGATGAGCGCGCCCACCGTGGTCCGGTACGAGCCGCGCCCTGAGCTGTGCATCGTTGGCGCGGCAGGCACCGGCAAGTCCCTCGCCTGCCTGTACCGCATGCACCTCGTGGCCGTGTCGAACCCGGACTTCAGAGGCCTGATCGTCCGCAAGACGGCCGTCAGCCTCACCTCTACCACCCTGGTGACGTTCAAGAAGAAGGTCGTGAAGGAGGCCGTCGCCACCGGCCTGTGCCGGTGGTACGGCGGCAGCCAGCAGGAAGCGGCGGGCTACTACTACGACAACGGGGCCGTCATCAACGTCGGCGGAATGGACAAGCCAGAGAAGATCATGTCCAGCGAGTACGACCTCGTGTTCGCCGACGAAGCCACCGAACTCACCGTCGACGACTGGGAAGCCATCGGCACCCGCCTCCGCAACGGCGGCCTCTCCTGGCAGCAACAGATCGCCGCCGCCAACCCCGGCCACCCAACCCACTGGATGAAGCAGCGCGCCGACGCAGGCAAGATGCGCATGCTCACCAGCATCCACCGCGACAACCCCAGGTTCGTCAACGCCGACGGCAGCCTCACCCACGAAGGCATCGCCTACATGGCAAAGCTCGACGCCCTCACCGGAGTCCGCAGACTGCGGCTCCGTGACGGCCAGTGGGCCGCCGCCGAAGGCCTCATCTACGAGCACTGGAACGCCGCCATCCACCTCGTCCCGAAAGCCGCCGTCCGGCCCGAGTGGCCACGGCGCCTGGTCGTCGACTTCGGCTTCACCAACCCGTTCTGCGCCCAGTGGTGGGCCGAAGACCCCGACGGACGCCTCCACCTCTACAAGGAGATCTACAAGACCAAGACCCTTGTAGAAGACCACGCTCGGGACATGCTCCTCCAGATGACCAAGCTGGTCAGGGCAGCTCCCAAGCGCACCGTCCTAACCGCCAAGGACATCCGCGAGGACATCCAGGCAGGCATCCGCCAGTGGACCGAGGACAAGCCGCGCGTCGTCATCTGCGACCACGACGCCGAGGACCGCGCCACCCTGCAACGCCACCTCGGGATGGGCACCATCGCCGCCCACAAGTCCGTCAAGGACGGCCTCGAAGCAGCGCAGGCCCGCTTCAAGGAGGCCGGCGACGGAAAGCCCCGCATCTTCCTGTGCGAGGACGCCCTCATCGACAAGGACCCGGAGCTCGTAGAGGCCAAGCTGCCCACGTGCACAGCCGAGGAGATCGTCGGGTACGTGTGGGAGCCTCCAGGCCCCGGCAAACCGCCGAAGGAAGCCCCCGTCAAGAAGGACGACCACGGCATGGACGCGATGCGGTACGCCGTCGCCGAGGCAGACCTACGCTCCCGACCCCGCGTGAGGTGGATGTGATGCCCTACCAGCAGATCGCCGCCCTCCTCCGCCCCCTGCTGCCCGTCGTGCTGGTCATCGCCGGGCTCGCGCTCGTTTCCTACGGCCTGTGGCTGGCGTGGCCCCCGCTCGGCTGGGTCGCCGCCGGCGCGTCCTGCCTGTGCGCTGAGATGGCCATCTCGGACAGGCCGCGTCGCTAGGAGGCCCACCTGTGGCGTCGTTCATCCGCTCACTGCTGGCCAAGTCGCCGGTCGCGTATGCCCCGTCGCGTGCCGGTCGCGGTATGGCGTCGATGTGGGGTTCGCCGTCGGGGCTGGCCGCGCAGATGCGCGCCATGGGTAGCGTCGGCACCCTGTTCTCCATCGTCAACCGCACGTCCACATCGACTGCCCAGGTGGAGTGGCACCTCTACCGGAAGGCCAAGAGCGGGCGGAAGGAAGACCGCGTCGAGGTCACCTCGCACGCCGCACTCGACCTGTGGAACCGCCCCAACCCGTTCATGCCGCGGCAGGAGTTCGTCGAGGTCGAGCAGCAGCATATCGACCTGACCGGTGAGGGATGGTGGGTGATCGCCCGGGACTCGCGCTCGCCGATCCCGCTGGAGCTGTGGCCGGTGCGCCCGGACCGGATGAGGCCGCTCCCGTCGGCCACGGACTACCTCGTCGGCTACGTGTACACCGGCCCGGACGGCGAGCAGGTGCCGCTCGGACTGGACGAGGTCATCCAGATCCGCATGCCCAACCCGATGGACACGTACCGGGGGTTGGGGCCGGTGCAGGCGATCCTCGTGGATGCCGACGCCAGCAGGTATTCGGCGGAATGGAACCGGAACTTCTTCCTCAACTCGGCCGAGCCGGGCGGCATCATCGCCGTCGACCGCAGGCTTGATGACGACGAGTTCGAGGAGATGCGCCTTCGCTGGGCCGAGCAGCACCGTGGTGTGGCCGCCGCCCACCGCGTGGCGATCATGGAGCAGGGCGCGACCTGGGTCGACCGCAAATTCACCCAGCGGGACATGCAATTCGCCGAACTCCGGCAGGTCTCTCGTGACGTGATCAGGGAAGCTTTCGGTATGCCGGCCTTCGCGCTCGGCGAGGTGCAGGACGTCAACCGGGCCACCGCCGACGCCAGCCGCGTCTGGTTCGCCGAGCAGCTCACCGAGCCGAGGTTGGAGCGCTTCAAGGCCGCCCTCAACTTCGAGCTCCTGCCGCTCTTCGGCGCCACCGCCCAGGGCCTCGAGTTCGACTACGACAGCCCCGTCCCCGAGGACGAGGAGGCCGAGAACGCCGCGCTCACCACCCGCTCCAACGCCGCCGCCGTCCTCGTCGAAGCGGGCTACGACCCGGCCGAGGTACTCCACACCGTCGGTCTGCCGCCGATGACCCACGTCGCCCCCGCGCCCCCGCTCAACGTCCCCGTCAACCGGCACGATCACGGCCGCTCCCAACGCCTTCGCCTCCGCGATGCGGCCGACGACCAGGAGGACCACCAACTCGAACAGGTCCGCGCCGACCACGAGCAGGCACTCGCCTCGCTCACGGCCACCTGGGACAGCATCGAGTCCGGGTGGATCGACGACCTCGAAGGGCAGATCGAGACAGCAGTCGACGACGATGACACCACCGCGCTCGCCAGCCTCACGCTGCCGACAGGCACAGCAGCCGACGCGCTCACCCGTGCCCTGCAGGTGATGGCCGACCAGGCCGCCCAGCGCATCGTGCAGCAGGCCGGCCAGCAGGGCATCCGCATCACCCAGCCACAGTTCAGCAACCGTGCCGCACTCCGTGATGCGCTTGGCACTGACCTGGCTGGCATCGCGCAGGCCACCGCCGACCTCCTGGCCTCTGGCCTGGCCGCATCCGCCGCACGGGAGGCGATGCGCCTCGCCACACCCACCGCATCAGGCCGCTCCGTTGCGGACGCCGTCGGCGCGTTCCTGCGCGGCCTCGCTGGCTGGTTCCGCCGCGACCAGCTCGGCGGTGCACTCCACCGCGCCCAGAACACCGGCCGACTCGCCGCGATCGACGCCGGCCCTGACGACGTGATCATCACCGCGTGCGAGATCAACGACATCAACGAGTGCGGCCCGTGCGCCGAGATCGACGGAACCGAGTTCCCCAACCTCGCAGCAGCCCAAGAGGCGTACGGCACGGGCGGTTACATCAACTGCGACGGCGGTGTCCGCTGCCGAGGCACCGTGACCGCCACGTGGCCCAGCGGAGCCGCCCACTGAGGAGGGCGGATGGTGGGGGCACTACGCACTGCACGGCCCCGCGCCCAGCTGCGCCAGGGCCGCACCGACTGGTACCGCATCACCAACGCGATCGGCGGCGGCACCGCGACGCTGCACATCTACGACGAGATCGGCTACTGGGGCATCACCGCGTCTGATCTCGTCGCGGAGCTCTCCGCCCTGGACGTCTCCGCGATCGACGTGCACATCAACAGCCCTGGTGGCGAGATCTTTGACGGCATCGCCATCTGCAACGCCTTGCGTGCGCACCGGGCGACGGTCACCACTTACGTCGACTCCCTCGCGGCGTCGATCGCTTCCGTGATCGCGATGGCCGGTGACCGCGTCGTCATGGCACCCAACAGTCAGCTGATGATCCACGACGGCAGCGGGCTGTGCATCGGCAACGCCGCCGAGATGCGCGAGATGGCCGACCTCCTCGACCGGCAGTCCGACAACATCGCCGCGGTCTACGCCGACAAGGCCGGTGGCGACGTCGCCGACTGGCGCGCGCTGATGACCGCAGAGACCTGGTATAGCGCCGAGGAGGCTGTTGCGGCTGGGTTGGCTGATGAGGTCAGTCCGTCGTCGCGAACTTCGACAACCGAAAACTCGCTCCAGGATTCCTGGGACCTGTCGATCTTCCGGTACCCGAGTCGCGCCGAAGCACCCGCGCCGGTCCCCGTGAACGCTGCGATGGTCGATCCGCCCGCGCCCACTGAGTCGGTTGCGGTCGAGCAGACCGCAGAGGCCCCCGCGGAAGAGCTGGAGCCGCCTGCCGCTGCCGAGGCTGAGGTCGAGACCGACACTACGCCGCTCACCGAACCCGATGGCACCGACCCCTGGGGCGCCGCCACCGAACACCTGATCTCCGTGTCGTCAGCCGACGCCGCGTTCGCCACCCTGACGGAGGCACTCCTGTGACCGCTCCTACCGTCCTCCCGAAGGACGTCGTAATCCCCCGCAACGAGGTCGAGCTCGCCGAGATGATCGGCGAACCCGGACGCCTCGCCCCCGTCCTCGCGGACAAGACCGCTCTTCGCGAGTTCATCAACGCCTACGCCACCAACAGCAAGGGCGACGCCCCGGACATCCAACGGCAGGTTGCCGAGGAGGTGCAGCGGCAGACCGCTGAGATCCTCCGCAACGGCGACCTCGACGTGAACCTGAAGAACATCCAGCGCCTCAATCTCGACCCGAACTCCACTCCGGGGGCCCGGTCGAAGCACTACAACGCCAAGGCCCCCGGCGCGAAGCTCGACAAGGACTACGGCGACTGGGGCGACTTCCTCACCGCGATCTGGACCGGATCCAACACCGCCGAGTCCATGGCCGCCCGCTCCGACATCAAGAAGATCCAGAACTCGTTCGGGTCCACCGTGCCGTCCGACGGTGGCTTCCTGATTCCGGAGATCCTGCGGTCCGAGCTGCTGCGCGTCTCCCTGGAGACGGCCCTCGTCCGGCCCCGGGCCCGTGTCGTCCCGATGGAGAGCCTCTCCGTCCCGTTCCCGATGATCGACTCGACGTCGAACGCCTCCAGCGTCTACGGCGGCATCGTCGGCTACTGGACCGAGGAGGGCGGATCCCTCACCGACAGCGCCCCGAAGTTCGGCCGCATCAACCTCCAGGCCAAGAAGCTCACGGTCTACAGCGAGATCCCCAACGAGCTGTTCTCCGACAGCATCATCAGCCTCCAGACGTTCATGAACGAGTCCTACCCGGAGGCCGTCTCCTGGTTCGAGGACGTCGCCTTCACCTCGGGCTCCGGCGTCGGCGAGCCCCTCGGCTTCCTCAACGCCCCCGCCGCGATCTCCGTCGCCAAGGAGTCCGGCCAGCCGGCCGGAACCATCGTCTGGGAGAACATCGTCAAGGCGTACTCCCGCATGCTGCCCAGCTCCATCAACCGGGCCGTGTGGGTCGCCCACATCGACACCTTCGCCGAGCTCGCCACCATGGCCCTCTCCGTCGGCACCGGCGGATCCGCCGTGTGGATCGGCAACGGCCAGGGCGCCGACTCCCCGCCGATGACCATCCTCGGCCGCCCCGTCGTCTTCACCGAGAAGGTCTCCTCGGTCGGCACCGCGGGCGACATCAACTTCGTCGACTTCGGCTACTACCTCATCGGCGACCGGCAGGCCATGCAGGCCGAGACCAGCAGCCACTACCAGTTCGGCAACGACAAGACGGCGCTCCGCGTCATCGAGCGCGTCGACGGCCGCCCCTGGATCCAGTCCGCGATCACCCCGCAGACCGGCTCCAACACCCTCAGCCCGTTCGTGAAGGTCGCGACGCGCTGACCCCAGCTGGCCAGCCCTGGCAATGACACCCCGGGGCTGGCTTTCATCCGGGCCGGCAGCGTCGCCCCGGCAGGACCACTAAGACGAGAGGCAAGCTCATGCAGAAGGGACTCGGCGCGGTCTTCAACACGACCCCCGCCGGAGATGGCAAGTGGATCAACCTGCGGGATGCGGGGGCGGTGGCCTTCCTGTGCTACCTCTCCGGGGCGGCGGGTGACACCTACACCCTGCAGGAGGCCAAGGACAGCTCCGGTACGGGCGCCCAGAACCTCGTGGCGATCGACACGTACTTCACCAACACCGGTGACGGCTCGGACGCCTGGACGAAGCGCACCCAGGCCGCTGCCGCCACCGTCGTCACCTCCGCGACCGCCACCCAGAACGCCATGGTGTGCGAGGTCCTCGCAAGCAAGCTGAGTGACACGTACAAGTTCGTGAAGCTCACGTCCACGGGCGCGGGCACCGTCAACGCCCTGACGCACCGTCTGGCCGTGCAGCGCGCTGCGGCGAACCTGCCCGCGATGGGGGTCTGACCATGACCGCCATGATCCAGGGCAACCAGCAGCGAGCCCTCCTGGAGGGCACCGCCGTCTCCAACGCGGCCGGGAAGACCGTCCCGCAGAACGCCACCAGCACCATCTTCACCGTCAGCGGAGGCCGGGTGCTCGTCACCGGCCTCTACGGCAAGGTCACCACGATCATCGCCGGGACCACCCCCTCGGCGAAGATCGTGTCGACGCCGACGGTCGGCACCGCAGTGGACGTTTCCTCGGCCACCGCCATCACCGGCAAGGAGGTCGGGGCGCTCATCGGCCTCGCGGGGACTGTCGGCACCGCCCTCAACGTACAGAACGCCGGGGCGGGGGCCGGGCTCCCGTCCGCGATCGTCATCCCGGCCGGAACGCTCGGCGTCAACGTGTCCGCTGCGGACGCGACGGGCGCGATCCTGTGGACCCTCACCTACGTGCCGCTGGACGACGGCGCCTCGGTGACGGCGGCCTGACGGTGGCCCTGTGGCTGTGCACGGACTGCTCCGCCGCCTACGCGGTGGGGCAGTCCGCATGCCCCAACTGCGGCTCGACCGCCTACGAGGAGGACCACCCCATGCCGAAGATCACGCTGTACGGCGGCGCCACCAACGAGCACGACCCCGAGACGACCGACGACCTCGTAACCGCCGAGCCTGAGGCCACCGAGGAGGACCCGTGTCCTGGTACGACCTCCGAGACATCCTCCTCGAGGCCCAGCAGCTCGCCCAAGACGAGCGTCAGCGCGGCCCGATCGCGTGCCCGAACGACGGAGAGCCTCTCCTGACCGGCCCAGACGGGCAACTGTACTGCCGATCGGACGGCTGGCGCCCCGACGGCACCTACATCACCAACCAGTAGAGGAGGGAGGCAGGATGACCGCCACCGGCTACGTCAGCCCCACCGGCGACCCCCGCAAGGTCAGTAAGACCGGCGACACCATGACCGGCGAACTCACCCTGCCCGACTCCTCACCGGACGCCCCGCTCAACGCGGCCAGCAAGGGCTACGTCGACACGCAGACCGCCACTAGGGCTGCTGCGGCCACGCAGATCACCGCCGGGACCGGGCTGACCGGTGGGGGCACCCTCGCGGCGGACCGCACCCTCGCCGTCTCGTACGGCAGCACCGCCGGGACCGCCGCGCAGGGCAACGACTCGCGCCTGTCCGACGCCCGCACCCCCACCGCCCATGCCTCCACTCACGCCGCTGCAGGCAGCGATCCAGTGACACCTGCGGCCATCGGGGCCGTGGCTTCCTCCGACTCCCGGCTCACGGATGCCCGCACGCCGCTCGTCCACGCCAACAGCCACGCCAGTGGCGGAACCGACCCGCTCACCCCGGCTGCCATCGGCGCGCCGGCGCTCTCCACCTGGACCACCAAGGGCGACCTGCTCGGTGGGACAGGCTCCGGGACGGTCGCCCGCGTAGGCGTCGGGATAGACGGCACCGTGCTGACCGCAGATGCCTCACAGCCCGCCGGATTCAAATGGGCCGCCGCCACGGGTGGGTCGGGGAGTGCGTCGGGCTCGGGTACTGGGGTGACGACACAGCAGGTCTACCTGACAGTCGAGAACGTCGCCTTGCCGAACACGAGCGGCGGCTGGCAGGTGGTGCGCTCCAGCTCCGGGACCGGCTCCGTTCCGTTGCAGGCGCAGATCGCCGCCAGCGTCGGCGACAAGGTCATCGTGACCGCAGACTTCATGCGATCGGCAGCCAACCAGTACTTGGACTGGGCGATCCTCGCGTCCGGCTCGCCGGACATCTACGCGGCCACCGGCACCAGCACCCCAGCCACGGAGGGCAACCCGGCGTACTACCCACAGAACGCGAGCTTCCCCGGGTCGCCTGGCTCCTGGCAATTCACGGTCGCGGCTCAGCACATCTCCGGCGGAGTGGTGACGATCGCCCTGGTCACGAAGGGCACCGGTACCGGCACGGTGTACGCCAGCGCGACGTATCCGATGACGATTCTGCTGGAGGCGTTCACGGCCACCATGGTCGGCAACGCGCCTTCGTTCCGCTTGCCGCGCTTCGCTCAACCTGCCGTGATCCTCACGGACTTCCAGTCGGGCCACGGCTTCACCGCCTCCGGGGCCACATTCACGGCGAACGACACCTCGGCGTACGTGCGCGGCACCCAGTGCGCGCAGATCGTCACCCCCGGGGACAGCGCCACCTACAACATCACCGGCACGATCACCAGCGTCGACACCACCGCGCGGCTGCTGCGGATCCTCGTGCGCGTCGAGGACCAGACGCTGCTCCGGTCGTTGGACGTGCAGCTCGCCACCGACACGAGCTTCGCCAACGGCTGGACGTGGAACCCGCAGGGCACCACCGGCACCTCGACGTACCTGACCTCGGGCGACTGGGTCCTGATGTCGCTCGGCTTCGCGGATGCGACCGCGCTCGGCGCCGGCGCCCGCACCGGCCTGACGGCCCTGCGGTTCCGCGTCCGGGACACCGGAACGGCCGCGCTGACGGTGCGGCTGCAGGCGGCCGAGCTTGTTGCGGACGGCAGCGCGGTGTTCCCCAACGGCGTCGTGGTCCTGTCTGCTGACGACTGCTACCAGAGCTTCATTGATCTGGGCAAGGGGCGCCTGGACCTGTACGGCTACCCGGTCACCGAGTACGTGATCGTGGACCGGATCGGGCTCTCCGGCCGGATGACGCTCCAGGAGCTCCAGGATCTCCAGGCCACTAGCGGGTGGGAACTGGCGTGCCACGCCTACTCGGACACGGTGCACGGGCTGACGTACAGCGGCGTGACGGCGGCGCAGGTGGACTCGGACGCCCGCTCGATGAAGGCGTTCGCTGTGGCCAACGGGTGGAGGGGTGCCGACCTGTTCGCGCTGCCGAAGGGCTCGACGGCGAAGACCACGGATGGCGCCAGCCTCATCCCGATCTTGCAGAAGTACTACAACACCGTGGCCAACACCGTGAACAAGACCCGCGAGGTGTTCCCGCCCAGCGACCCGTTCCGGGTCCGCCGGATCAGCGCGATCAGCAGCTTCTCCGGCGGCTACGCCCCGACGAACATCACCAACAGCGGCGGCGACCTCGACCGGATCAAGGCCGCTGGCGGGGCGCTGTGCTTGAACTTCCACCAGATCGTGGCCAGCTCGCCAGCAGACAGCTCGCAGATCCTCCAATCCGACTTCAACACGATCATCGACGGCATCGCCAGCCGGGGTATCCCCGTCCTCACCATGGGCGAGCTGATGCGCTACGCCCTCACCAGCTCGAGCAGCGGCGCCACCGTCGACAACACCTCGATCCCGAAGAAGCTCGGCGCGATCGGCGCGGCCGGCGGCAGCACGATGGCCTCCGCCTCCGACCACGTCCACCCGCGCTCGCACTGGGCGCCTGAGGATCACAACCTCATCACCTGGACCCAAGACCCGGCGACCTGCGCCGCCGGCCAGCTCATCCCCACAGCCGGACAGGTGCAGTTCGCGCGCATCCACCTTCCCGAGGCGAAGACCATCACCAATATCCTGCTGTTCGTCTCCGCAGCGGGCGTCACCCTCACCTCCGGGCAGTGCTTCGCCGCGCTGTACAACTCGTCCAAGGCCCTGATCGCCGCCACCGCTGACCAGGCCACCAACTGGCAGTCCACCGGTACGAAGACCATGGCGCTCTCGGGCGGCGCTCAGGCTCTGGCGGCCGGCGACTACCTCGTGGCCTTCTACGCCAACGGCAGCACGCTGCCCACGATGCTCCGCGGCGTCAGCCAGTCCGTGGTCAACGCCGGGCTCAGCGCCAGCACATCCCGGTACGGCACCGCCGACAGCGGCCTCACCACTGCCATGCCCTCCACCCTCGGCACCCTCTCAGGCGCGTCCAACGCCTGGTGGGCGGCCCTCAGTTAGGAGGACACCATGACCGACGCCATCACGGGCCAGAGCGTCACTCTGCTCTCCCAGTGGTACGACTATGAGGGCGGCAGTCTTACCGACTTGGACGCCACCCCGAGCATCACGATCGCCAACGTCGGCACTGGCGCGGTCGTGATTGGCCCCACCACCACGGGCGTTACCCACCCCGGCACGGGCTCCTACGGCTACACCTGGACTCCGGCCAGCACCCTGGCGGCCGGCACCTACCTCGCCACGTGGAACGGCACCAAGGCCAGCTCACCGGTCGACGCCGCCGAGACCATCACTCTGACCGCTGCGGGCAGCCAGCAGGCCGCCGTGAACACGGAGAGCGTCTGGTACTGCACCCGGGAGGACGTCAAGGGCGCCCTCGACATCAAGGAAACCGCCCGCTCCAACGCCGAGGTGGACCGGGCCATCGCTGCCGCCACGCGAACCGTCGAGGGACTCCTCAACCGCACCTTCTACCCGCTGCTGGCAACCCGCTACTTCGACTGGCCAGACCAGTACGCCAGGAGCTGGCGACTGTGGCTCGACGCGTCCGAGCTCATCGAGCTGTACTCGCTGACTGCCGGCGGCGTGGCCATCCCCAACGCCAACGTGAACTTGGAGCCGAACCGGTCGGGCCCCCCGTACCGGCGGATCGAGCTGCAGCTCAACACCAACAGCGCGTTCGGCGGAGGACAGACACCTCAGCGGAACATAGCGGTTTGGGGCCTGTGGGGCTTCCAGAACAACGAGCGCCCCGCCGGCCAGGTCGCCGTGACGGTCACCGATACGGCCACCACTCTGACAGTGTCGGACTCCGGGACCATCGGCGTGGGTCAGCTTCTGCGGATCGGCTCCGAGCGATTGATCGTCACGGAGAAGACGATGCGGGCCACGGGGCAGACGCTGTCCGCCGACCTGACGATCGCCAAGAACGCTGAGACGCTGCACGTGCCCGACGGCACGCAGCTCGTCGTCGGGGAAACGCTCCTGGTCGACGCCGAGCGGATGCTGGTGGTCGACATCACGAGCAACCAGGCGACCGTGAAGCGGGCGTGGGACGGGTCGACGCTCGCGGCGCACACCACCGGGGCGCCCATCTACGCGCCGCGGCTGTTGACGGTCACCCGAGGCGTGCTCGGCACGTCAGCTGCGGCGATCGCGCAGAGTGCGCCGATCGTGGCGTGGCAGGTACCCGGGCCGGTCCGGCAACTGGCCACGGCGGAGGCCATCGTGACGGAGCTGCGGGCTTCCAGCGGCTACGCCGGGCAGACGGGTGTCGGCTCCCAGTCGAGGACGGTCGGTGGCGGCCAGGCGGTGCGCTCCGCGCCGGGTGTAGGGATCGCCGACCTGCGCGAGCAGGTGTACAACTCGCATGGCCGCAAGGCCCGGATGAGGGCGGTCTGATGGAGATCACGGCCAGGGCGAGCGGCCCACTGTTCGACGGCACTGCGAGCCCGCTTGTGCAGCGCTACACGCAGGAGGGCGGCGAGGAGGTCGCCCGCTGGGCGGACGCCGAGGTGCACCGGGTGCTCGGCCAGGTGCTGCGCAACCCGACGGGCTACTACGAGTCGCAGGTGCAGGTGCAACGGGTGACGCCGGACTCCTTCGTCATCACCGATGGCGGCGTGGTCTACGGGCCGTGGCTCGAGGGCATCTCCGAGCGCAACCAGACCACCCGCTTCAAGGGGTACGGCACGTTCCGCCGGGTCGCGAAGCGTGTCGAGGCCCGTGCTGACCGCACGTTCGCCGCGATCCTCGCGTCCCTCGCCGGGAGGCTCTGATGGCTCTTGACGTGGACGGCATCACTGACGCCCTGGTGTCGCACGCGCTGGCATCCGGCTGGTTCGAGCGTGTGAATGGGCACGAGCCGAAGAACCAGCCCGGCAACGGGCTGTCTGCTGCGGTGTGGGCCGCGCGGGTCGGCCCCGTGCCGTCCTCGGGTCTCGCCTCCACATCGGCGGTCGTCACGTTCAACATCCGGCTGTACACCCCCATGATCCAGGAGCCGCAGGACGCGATCGACCCGACGATGCTCAACGCCCTGAGCGCCCTCTTGGCGGCCTACGGCGGCGACTTCACACTCGGCGGCCTTGTCCGAGAGGTCGACCTTCTCGGCGCCAACGGCGCGGCCTTGTCCGCCGAGGCTGGTTACCTCACCCAAGACCAGCGGCAGTTCAGGGTGTTCACGATCACAGCGCCGCTGATCGTGAATGACGCATGGGACCAGGAGGCGTGATGGCGAAGGCAAGCGGGCTCGGTGACAACCTC